TTTACACCGCCAAGTCTGGAGATGTAGTTGCCACCCATGGATTGTAATTTATCAAAAATTGCCATATTTATTCCTAACCAAATAGCCCAGCGATTGTTCCTAAGATATCACCTGCGCCAGTTTTCTTTTTATCTGTTTGACTAACTAAGCTCGGCATACCAGATAGACCAGAAAGCAAGCTGCTAAGTTGTTGGTTGCCATAACCAGAAGCTCGTAAGAATTCGTTGTATGCTTGATTTTGAGCTTGTTGCTGTAGTTGTTGTTGTTGTTGTCCAACGCCACCGAGTAAACCTAAAGATCTGTATTGATCTTCTAGCTGACCGCCAAGCAATCCTGCTTGTTGTTGTCTGTTACGCATCTCTAACTCTGGTTGCATCATGTTCATTCTTGCTTGAATATCTTGACCAGCAAGTCCTGCTTGTTGTGCAAGTTCTGCATTTCTTTGCGCTGTTGATAATTGTCCTTGGTATCCAGCTAATCCTGCTTGTTGACCTAACTCTGCTTGTCTTTGTGCTGTTGACAATCTTCCTTGATATCCAGCTAATCCTGCTTGTTGACCCAATCTAGCTTGTTCTATCGCACGTTGTTGTTGCGCTTCAAATCCTGTTAAACCAGCTTGTTGTTGTAATTGAGCTTGTTGTAAATTTCTTTGCGCTGCTATATCTTGACCTGCTAAACCAGCCTGTTGTCCTAATCTTGCCTGTTCTAATGCGCGTTGTTGAGATTGTTCTGAACCCATCAAACTCGCTTGCTGTCCAAACTGTGCTTGTTGTAAAGCTCTTTGTTGTTCTTGCTCAGATCCAAATATACCAAGTTGTTGTTGTCTAGCTAAGTCAGCTTGAGCAGCTTGTTGTGCATTTTCAAATCCAGATTGCCTTAACCCAGCAGATGTTCTTGCCATTTGTTCTATGAATGGTCTTTGTGATTCAGACTCTAGTAAAGCAGAACGAGATCCACCAAATGCACCAGCACCTATTGCCCTGGATTGTGATTGACCTCTAGAAAGATCAGCCTGTCTTTGTATGTCAGCCATAGATTGATCGATGACTTGTTGTTGATAAGGTGATTGATATGCACCAATATCCTGACTTAATAAGCCTTGAAATTGTGGAGCTTGCACATTCCCTATTTGAGCCGCTTGAGGGCCTTGTACTTGTCCAATTGTTGCTCCGCCAAATGTAGGCGTTGATTGTATAGTTGCAGCACTAGGGCCTTGAATGTTTTGTATTTGTGCTGCTTGTGGGCCTTGAATGTTTTGTATTTGAGCAGCGGTAGGGCCTTGTATTCCTTGTATTTGAGATCCTTGAAATCCTGTAACAGGTCTAATGGTTGGTGTTTGTGCTGTTGCTAATGCTTGTAAGCCAGCGCGAGGATCATATTGTTGAGAAGCACCCACCATTCCTCTGGTTGCTTCAAATTGTCTTAATTGATCTGGGTTAAATCCAGCAACTTGTGCGCCTGTGTATGGAATAAACTCTTGTTGAGAAACGCCTTTACCAAGACCATAAGCCTCTTCGTACATTTGCTTTTGCCATGCTGGCATCTCTTGTTTTGATGTGGTTGATCCTTTACTCATAATTCTTTACTTATTAAATGTTCTGATTTAAAGCCTAAGTGGCTTATTTTTTTTAACCATCCTTTTCTGCCACCGCCATATAATCTTTTACATCCAGCGGCTTTAGCAAATGCCTCTAAAGATGGCAACATATTCTCTAACTCCTTGTAGTTACCACCACAAAACAGCAAGTTCATCGCTGTGTTCTGGGGGAATACCACGAATTCAGTTATCATAGCTGCCTTCTTGGCTGGCCATAAATGGAATATTCCATGTCTTATTTTATCTTCTATATCGTCTATTGTATAGGAATCTTGATGTTTGATCGCTTTTGCTATATATGGTTTACAGCGTTCCCATTCAATTTCCCAGTCTTCTGGTGCTTTTTTGATTGGTATAACTTTATTAGTCGCCTTTTCCATATTCAATAATACTTGCATAAACAGTTAAATTACCAGCGCGATCTGCTTGTACTTTTAAGATATCACCTTGATGGATAATAATACTTTTACTTAATAGTTCTTCGGTGCTGTAAGCTCCAATCGTAAACTCTTTAAACAGGTTATACACTGTCGCATCATGTGTGACAGTCACAGTAATGTCTGTCGCATTATTGTCATGGTCACATACTAAGATAGATTGAATAACAGAAAAATCAAAATCACCACCGCTGGGCGATGTGTAGAGTGTTGTTAAATCTGTGGTTGTGAGTATCACATGAGCTGTTTCTGCTCTTTGTATGTACTGTCTTTGTGAGGATAAATCCATTATCTTTTACCTCTGTTCTTAACATCCAAGCGAATATTACCCACTTGGAAGTCTTGAGTGGTGCTACCTGTCACTGTCATTTGTACTTGTCTTGCTGTAAACCTTGCATCTGTGTAGCCATCACTTTCAAAGGTAAATGATCCAAAGTCCGTTGTAGGGCCTAGTGGAGTGAATTTACCTTTGAAACTAAGGGTGACACCTGGAAGGCTGTTAGCCTCTTCGTCTGGTAGTATTTGATTGCATTGGACATAGTTATCGCCAGTACCAATTTGAATAGGCCCAGAGGTTGCGTATGGAACAGCAGAGCCTAAATTGGGTGAGTTGCCTAGCACAGTTGATTCGTGTTGATAAATAAACCCAGCGTTGTCTGCTGAAGTTGGGAAATCAAAGACACCTTGGTCAACCCAGCATCCTCTGTCTAGCTCACCAATCGACCAGACATTTTCACTATAATTCCAAATCACATATTTATTTGGTGAATATTGAGATTCACCACTTGGAAAGCCCCACCATATTTCATTAAAGTTAGAGTTGTGACCGCCCCAACAAGCCTTTCTACCTGGGACATTTAATAAATCGTAAACATAATCATGCACTTCGCATGGTATTTCTCTAACAGTACCATCGTAAACAAAGATGGAGTTTTCACCCATCCACGATAAAAATTTACCAGTTGGAACAATGGTTCTTACGCTTACCGCTTTACAGTTAGTACCTGCATCTGCAATACCATAAACAAAAGGCGATCCTGCATAGAACATTCTGCTGATTCCAGTATCACTAAAGATAATAATATCGTTGCCAAATGAAGATGCGGCTATAGCTCGACCACCTGTAGGGATTTGTAAATCACCTGCAGTGTTGGTGGCTTTAGATGTCCAGTTGGTGTTGTCTTCTCTGTTAGACCAAGCAATCTTTCTTGGATCTCCGCCTGATCCTATAGCAACTAAATGTCTTTCGTTACTAACAATAATGGCTTGGTTGCCTGTGGGTGCGTTAGCTACAACTGTTGCTATGGTATCGGCTGTACCACCTGAGTTTGGACGCCATTGATAAATCTTGCCATCACCAGAGAAACAGAAGTTGAGGTGTTCACCCCAATTGTCAAAGGAGAAATGACCTGAATTCAAAGGCAATCCTGATTGTGAACGAGCATCACCATAGTCTTCTACATCATAATGGTATGCACCATAACCAAGAGGATCTTGACTTGCATCATTAACAAAGCCGACTGGCGTGATATCAGTCCAGGTGTTGTCGTATAAAACATAAACTTTTTCTCTTGTACCAACCGCAAGAATGGGTTGACCTAAGTTATCGTTGTAGGCGTACATCCCAATAGGTGCGCCATCTAGCGCTGTTTGTTTGAGTCTTGTCCAGCCACCTATCGGTTTTAGGTAGCCATTTTCAAAGCGTACTAAATTCCCGTCAACCCAACGTCCTTTGTTGGCATAATCAGTTCCGTTTTTGACTATACCTGCGGGGGGTGTGATTGGGAATAATGCCATTCACTTATCTTTTAATATTAAAGTTTAAAGCCAATAAATGTATTAAATTACTAACCTTAGAAATAAACAAATCGTCTTTTGTTGAGGGTGTAAAGTTAGCAACAATACTTGCCAAGCAAACTATAAATGTTGTTGTGTTAATAATGTCTACAATGTATTCCATATTATCCTACTAGTTGTTTTGTTTCTGAAGTTGGATTGATCTGTCCTGCTATGTCTGAATCAAGATTATCTTTATATGTTTGCACTTGATCTGCACCCATTGCACTCTCGACCCAACCTTGCACTTCTGATGCAGTTACGCTGTCAAAGTCTATAAAACCTGATAAGTCTGACGTGTCTAATACTTGAGTGCTATAAACACTTGCTGTGTAGGGATTGCCCTCTGCATCTACTTGTGTATCGACAGCGTTTAATTTCCAATGCACGTTATAAATAACGTCTGTTTGTCCTTCTTCTGTTGGGTATACGTCTACAGTGTTTACGTCCCAGTTATATGATATTGCCATGTTATGCTCTTGTTACCCTTCTAAGGTTGTTATACGAGCCTCTAATGACTCTATTAATGTTTGTTGTTCTTGGATGGCTTTGACTAGCACTGGAATAAAGAATTTATCCCTTACTGTCAACGGATTTTCAATAACTGTGTCATCTATCTCAACAGCATTACCAAAACTTTCAACTGCATCTGGAAATACATCTTGGACTTCTTGAGCAATAAATCCATACAAGTTTTTGCCATTTTCGCTTTCTTCAA